CCCGGAATGTTTTCATTCTGATTTGCTGGATATAAATATATTGCCATTTATTATTACCTCTCTTTACTCGTTTTTAATAAAATCTTTAAGGTGTGGTAAGAAATCTTCTTCCGACTTCATATACCAGTTTCCTTTCATCCTGCGCTTAAAATTAGCTTTTTCTGAATCCGATAGTGGATATAAATACTTAGCTGATTCTAAGAAAGTATCAATACTCATATATTCCATAACTAATTACTCCTTAAATTTATGTGACGATAAGTTCACTTCTAATTCCTTAATTGCATTAACGTCATTATAACTAATAGAATAGGTTGATTTAGTATTTAAAGAATATTGAATAGCGTATAAAGGCTTCTCATCAACATTCTTTATCCCAAAGGCATCTTGGATAGTACTAAGACCTTTCTTTCCTATAGTCTGAATAGCAAATATGTCATCTTGTTCATTAGTAGCTCTTAATGATATTAGAGAGAAGGCAACAATAGCAGACAAACAACGAAGGGTATCTATATGGTTAGATACGATAGAGACTGTTGTTGTTTCTGTAGCATTAAATCCAATATTATATCCTGCCATATCCTGACTATTAGACCCTTCAATTAAAGGAATATATGAGAATGTAACAGCAACACCTAACGCAGGTTTCGCCCCAGAGCTAAGGAACAACTTATTTTGATATAGATACTTTTCATCTGTTAATACTATTCCTTGACTGAAGGCATCACATTTAACGAATTCACTAACAGGTTCTGATGTTTCTATGAAGTAAATATCATTATCTAGATCGTATTGAACTTCTGCTGTTTCTGTAGATAATCCAGTACCTCTAGAATTATAAGAACTGTAGTTGTCTCCTAAGCTTTTATCATCTTCGGTCATAGCACCTGCATTGACAATTACCAAAGCGTCTAAGTTTTCTCGATTTTGAGGGAACGAGTAACTAACTTCTATTTGATTACTTGGATTGTCTCCACAATAGGTGTTTATAAAGCTTTCTGAGACATCGGATTCTATGTTTTTTAATGCCTCAGTTATAATATAGTTCTTAGCATTAGAAGATCCACTAGCTATTATGGCATTTATTCTATTTTCTATATTTTGTTTAATGAATGTGTCCTGAGAAGCAATATTAGTCAATAAAGTATCTCCTTTCTCTAATCGTTTAAATGCTGTAATCTGTAATTAATTAGCCGGTCTAAGTTTTTCAATAGCGTCTTACTCATATTATCTTCTGTTGCTTGCCCTCTATTAAGAATCCAACTAGCTGGATTAGACTTGTTTGATACCGTTCTAAAGGCAATATATTTAGTACCACTACCGGCATCATTTTTAATTCTCGTTAAGTTATTAGATACTGGTGTATAGTTTAAAGAGGCAATAGAAGATTCTTGTCTTCCAGAATATAAGGAATTTACCCAAGCGGTTTTCATAGTTTGATCGGATTGTAATTCAATTTGTCTAGCTTCTTTATATAATTGTGAAGACATTCCAGAAGTTAATCGTCTAATAGGAACTCTTAAATACCAGCCACCATCTTTAGTAGTTTTAACAAAGGGACTACTTTCAAAATATGGCTTTAAATCAAGTATTCCTAAGTTATTAACTCTATGTGCCGTCACTGATAGGTAATTAGGCTCTACTTGATAAGAATCTGCCCCTTCATCTATGGAAGCTTTTCCAACTTCATTGATAATGCTATTTGATATTGAACCCCCTAGGGCATCTAAATACTTTTTAGGGTCTTTAAATAATCCGGGTATCTCTTCCATTAAAAACCAAATCCTTTAAGTGTACTATTAGTATCCATAGAGCGTTTAGGATCTACTATACCTGTTTTATCTACTGTAGAAGTACCTGTAAAACTAACATTCCCTGTCCAAGCATCTTCTCTTTTTAAAAGAATATATTGAGGAAGCCTATCAAATTTAGCAGTACCTGAAGGCATTTCACTTTGAGTATACTGATATCTAGCCTGCTTTAATAAATCAACTACAATATATCTTAGCTCCACTAGAATATTCATAGAGATATTAACACCAGAATAGACTTTATTAGATAGTGGCTTAAAGAAATGAGTATCTCGATTATATGAGAAATCTACCCCTTCTACTAAGTCTTCATTATTAGAGTTTTTAACAAGCATAAACTTAGCAACGGAATAAGGTATTCTCATACCATACTTCATTCTATTATCATCCATATTAAATAAATAAGATTGTACAAGCATTTGGTCAGGAACAGATATTCTATCTCTAAAACTAACATATTGATTTACCTGAACGGTTCCCAAGGCGCTCCCTGAGTCCATCAGACCAATATCTTGGTACTTTACACCTTTCCCTTGTGATTGTATGGTAATAGACAAATCAGTGGCAGGAAGGTACGCTATTCCGCTACCGTGGCATATAGGGCAATCAGACTTAGGAATACCTGTAGAAGAGTTTACACAAGTACATAAGAAGCATCTTTCCCACTTTGCATGATATCCAGTTTTATTAATAAGATCGAATATCTGTGATATATCAAATTCAACATTTGTGTTATTACCTAAATTATGAGGGCTATCCGTACTCCCTGTTTGGGAATTTTCGTTCTTAGAATGAATAACATTTTTAATAGCATTTGTTGAATTAATAGATACCCCTAAATCATTAAACTTAACGGGTTCACTTTGTATACTATCAGAAGATTCCTTACCAAAGTTTACTGGTTGACTTTCATCGTATTCTTTCATATTTTATCCTCCTAAACAGACGTATAGGAATTTCCATAGAAGGATTTCAAACTTGCGGTTAAGCCTTTTATCTCATCATTGATAACATCAATATCGGCACGAGATCCGGTATACATTGCAGATTGTGTGGTTACAATGTTTTGCCTAATTCCATCTATAGATAACTCTTTACTTGCAATACCAGCACCAACACCCAATAATCGGCCCCATTGCATAAATACTTGGTTGAGACATTTATATAGGATTAGCTGTTGTAAATCTGCTGGCATTTCCCAATCTTGCGTTACTCCTACTCTTTTAGGTGGAAGCATTCCTGCAACGTAATCAATACTATATGCTTGGGGAGCAGATGTCTGATTTCTATACATAGGATAACTAACATAATTAGACATATATAATTGTGTCAATCCAGAAATAGAAGGATTTCCTCCACCCATTGGTCCAGAACCAATACTGGCATAATTAAGAGGATAAACTTCTATTTCTCCCTCTATGTTATATATTTTCCACCATTGAGGATCAAAATCAATTAGAGGCTGATTACCAAATTTTAATTTAAAGCTATCTAGTTGAAGAATAGGACGTTTAAAGGTATCTACTCTATTATAAGCATTCGCGTCATTTTCATAGTAATCGTGTAATTCATTTTGAACAGACATTGGTAATATTTGAATATCTAGCATATGTTGAACTTCTGATACTTGCGTACTTAATATTTGCCAGTAAAAGTCATCTGGCATTTCTTCACCAGTATTTTCATCTATTACCCTAATACCAAACATGTATGCTTTTATAGCAGAAGGAGTTAGACCATAATCCGATAATACTAGCTTTTCTATTTGGTCAACATCAATTCTCTTTGGATTATTTGGCCCATATGGCGAAACATTTATATTTGTTGGATCTGTTGCTGGCATAGTTATTCCTCCTTTTTAGATGAGGTGGCCCTTTTCTTAGTAGTAGTTGCCCGTTTTGTTGTTTTATTTTCTTCTTTTACAGCAGTCTTATTTTCTTTTACCGTAGGCTTATTTTCTTTTACTAAGGTATATCCAGATAATTTTGATACAATATTTTCTACTTTAGCGGTTCCCTTACCCTTACCTTCTTTATCCAGATGTAAGACCCCTTCCTCTGTAAATATATCAACATTTGGATTGAATTTATTAATAATCATTTTAATTAGCATCCTTTCGTTTTTCTTGCTAGATATAATTTAGTGCAATAAAAAAGAGCTAGTAAACACTAGCCCTTTATTGTATAATATTACATATGAACAGGAGTTACCGCGTTGTAGCCAACGTTTGTAATCCGAACCCAACGGTTAGGAGCAAGAACCGCTAAACCACCAGACCATACAACAGACCATTGAATAAGCTTGTTCATGGAAGGCAATGGGAGACGGAACATTGGTAAGAATTCATACAAACGAATTACTTGTGGAGACATATCTCCAACAAAGACATCTGTAGTTCCAGGCATTACCGCGTTAGTATCAGTAAAGGTAATAACTTGGCTTTGACCATCATCAGCTTCTACCGCTTGATAAAGACCAATCTTCTTGATTAGGTAATCCTGACCTGTCTTAGCGTCCGTACGGTAAATAGCTACATATTGTGGCTTATCATTATACGTATCAGGAACGTTGATAGTCAACTTAACCGTATCAGTCTTGTCAGTCAAAGGAACAACTGCTGGAGCCGATGGACGAGAACCGGACTTATCAGCATACGTAACTACCTTATAGGTTGCGCCGGTAGCAACATCGCCGTCTGTAAATTGGCCAAATACCTTAGCATCACCGGCAACCTTTTCTGCGGTAACAGTAGGAGCCATAGGAGCGCCACCCTTACCTAAGTTACGAGTGTTCAGGAAGTTGTCATTTTCCATAACGTTTGACCCAACTAACCGAATGTCACCACCAACGGTAGTAACAGACTTGATGTTAACACCAAGGCTAATTTGGTTTTCACCCGTTACAGTATTAACGAATTGACGTTGGATATTCTTGTTGTTGTTGTTAAAGTAAGCAAGAACACCATTTGGCATAAATGCGGCAGTAGGGTTACCATAAGACTTCAAGATACGAATAGCCGCATCGTTAAAGCTATCAATGTCAATAGTAGCTCCATGTAAATCAATAACGTTTTCATCTGGAATCCACTTAACCAAGCCATCTGGTTCTAGGCCATCTTTTTCACCGACAGCAGACAAGCTAGAGTCACCGTATAAACTACCTTGTTCAATTGTACGAGCCATAGATACAATAGCATCATCGGTAAGCACATCGATAGGAGATTCAACGTTGTTAACTTCTTCAGCGACCAACGATACTTGACGAGTATGAGAAGCAAACTTCATAACAACACTCTTACGTGAGATATCTGGGTCCTTAACATCAGAGATACCAGCTTCAGTATCCCATGCAGTATGCCCAGTCTCCCCATGTTGGTCAAATGTGATATATTGGGCTACAGTAGAACTTGCTGGCATC